ATATTAGACTTGATTAAAAAGAAATCTCTGGAGGAACTATACGACCAGGAGGCGTTTCGAGAAAACTTGTCATCTGAAATTGCCGACCTTATACGGCAAAAAGAAACGTTAAATAAATTAATCATACAAAATAAAGAATTAATCGATTTTCTTACAAACAGTAAATGTCAAAATTGCGGTTTTAGGGTGGAAGCTAACACAAAAAAAATGGAAGAAGTAAAAGAAGATTTGGAAGAAATTAGAAGAAAAATAAAAAAAGTAGAAATATCTCTCAAGAAGAAATCTAAAGAACATGATAATGTTACAATTCAACTTTCTAATTGTGATTTAGATGTTCTCAGGGATTTGAGTAAAATGGAGAGTGAGCTTACTTCTTTAAAGGATTCCGAAAAGAGATACAAAGAAATGTACTCTTCGTCAGCGGGAAAAGCTGAGGTTTATAAGAAGAAATATGAATTGTTTAAATTTTGGGAACGAGCCTTCTCTGAAAAGGGGCTTATAAAGTATATCATTAGAAATGTTTTAGGTTTCTTGAATAAGAGGTGTAACCATTACTTATCTTTTTTGTCTAATTCTACTTTTAAGATAAATCTTTTAGATGATTTGACTATAGACATTTTCCATGGAACGTGTCAAAAGCATTACGATGTACTATCAGGAGGAGAAAAAAGGAGACTGGAGATGTCTGTTACTCTTGCTCTTAATGACCTAGCATCTTTGTCTAATAATACCCAGACCGATTTGGTGTTTTTCGACGAAGCCGTCGAAAATCTTGATACTGAAGGCGTAAAAGGATTTTTCAACTTGCTAAAAGAAATTTCAAAGATTAAAAAGATTTTTGTTATCACTCATAACCAGTACCTTAAGTCTTTGTTGGACGATATAACCACTATCACTGTGGAGAAAACTGAGAGCAAATCGAAGGTCACAAAAATAGATTATAAGAACAAGTCGAATGGCCTATAATAGGTACCTTCCTACATACAGAGGACAGTAATGAAAAAGAAACCCCAAAGATACCTTGCGAAAAAAAAATTAGCTAGGCTTGTTCGTAATGAAAATTTTAAAAGGGATTTTATTAATGAAAACGGAGGTTGTTGCTCTGTTTGTGGCTACAGTAAATGTGCTAATGCTTTAGTTTTTCATCACGTGAACCCTAAAACTAAGAAATTTGCTCTTTCTAAAATACATAGAAAAATAAGAGAATACGGTAAAAAAGCTGTTCTGAAAGAAATAGAGAAATGTGAACTGGTATGCCATAATTGTCATAGTGAAATTCATTATGAAGAATGTAGAAATAATTTAAGGAGATTAATAACGGAAGAAAGCTAATGTCAGTAATAGAACAAGAACCAGAAGGAATAGGTCTCGATATTTTTGAGAAAAGATACGCTTATCCAGGAGAAACTAAGTGGAAGGAAAGATCAAAAGCAATTGCTAAGCATATTTCCGTCGCGGAGCCTGACGATAAGAAAGCCCTCACCGAACAGAAATTTTACGATATTATAAGGTCTATGGACTTCCTTCCTGGAGGACGTATTATTTTTGGAGCAGGAAGATCAAATTATAATCTTTTAAATTGTTACGTTTTGACACCTGATGACAATGTAGGGAGCATAGGAAAGACTATAGCTGATATGTACAAGATTTCTTGTGCCGGAGGAGGGGTTGGTTTTAATTTCTCTAATATTAGACCTAGAGGGGATGATATTCAGAATATAAAAAATTCGGCTCCTGGGTCTGTGTCTGTAATTAAAATGATTAATGAAATTGGTAACCATGTTAAAGCAGGGAAAAACCGTCGAACAGCTCTTATGGGGATTTTAGATGTAACTCATCCTGATTTGATGGAATTTTTAACCATTAAACTTACGCAAGGAGAATTAAGTAATTTTAATATTTCAGTAGGAATTACTGATCGATTTATTGAAGCTGTCGAGAATGACGAAGAATGGGAATTTTGTTTCAACGGGAAATTTTATCAAGTATACGAAGTAATAGCTAACACCAAAAAAAATAAGTCTTATACTATTCAGCTCCCTGCTCTCTCAGAGGAAGATGCTATAGGAAGAGCTAATCTTCATATGAGAAAATGTTTTGACGATGTTTTTGATACCGCTAAAAGAGTTTCTTACAAAGCCAAGAAGATTTGGGAATATATTTACAGAAATTCTATTAAGTCAGGGGATCCTGGTATCTATAATAGAGACTTAGCAAATAAATATACAAATGTTTCTTATTTCGAAGATCTTCCAGCTACCAATCCGTGTGGGGAGATTCCTCTTCCTTCTTACGGCAATTGTTGCCTTGGTGCCGTTAATTTGTCTAATATGGTTGATGATTTTGGGAATGTGGACTACAAGCGGCTTGCTAGAACGGTTAGATTGGGAGTAAGGTTTTTAGACAATGTCTTGACCGTTAATAATTTTCCTATACCTGAATGTAGGGAAGTAGGTCATCGTTCCAGACGGGTAGGTCTAGGAGTAACTGGATTACATTATTTTCTTATTAAAGCTGGATACAAATATGGGTCAGAGGCTTCCCTGGAATTTATTGAGAGAATTTTTACGACTATTAGAGATGAAGCTTATAAAGCGTCTATTTCTCTTTCAAAAGAAAAAGGATCCTTTCCTGCCTTCGAACCCAAAAAGTATTTGGCGCAAGATTTTTCTAAAACCCTCCCTCCTAGAATACGTACCGATATTAAGAAACATGGCATTCGTAATGCCGTTCTCCTTACTGTAGCTCCTACAGGGACTACTTCTATGGTAGCGGGGGTTTCTACGGGGATAGAGCCTATTTTTGCTCCTATTTATAAGAGAAGGTATAGAGATGGTAATGTATGGAAGGAAAGTATTGTTATTGATAAACTTTTTGAAAAGTTTTATTTAGGAGGAAAGGATATAAGCCCTTTTTGCGGAGCTTATGACGTAACTCCTGAAGAGCATATTAAAGTTCAATCCTCTATTCAAAAGTATATTGACTCAGCTTTGAGCAAAACTTGTAATTTACCAGAGTCAGCTACTTATGAAGAATTGGAAGCTATAATTTTAGAGTACTCTCCCTATGTAAAAGGTTTTACTATTTATAGATCCGGATCCAAAGGGCAAGAACCCTTGGAAGCAATAGATATTTCCGATAAAAAAGTTATAGATCAATATATTGAGGACCAAAAAAATGAAGGGTTTTCTAAGGAAGAGGAAAGTGCGGAGTTGTCTGCTTCCTGCAAAACAGGAGTGTGCGAATTATAATTTATGAGAGATTATCCTTACCATTGCGAAGAGTGCGGACCTTTTACTCTAGAAGTAGCAACTTTAGAGGAATTTGAAGAAGTTACTATTGGGACCAAACAAGGGCACTTGTTCCCGTGCCCCGAGTGCTCTAGACTGTGTGTACAGGATTACTCTAGAAAAAAGTTAGGAGGCTATGTATCTGATTCTAAAATCGTAGGATCTTCCAACATAAAGGACAGGAGAACAAACGAAGAAAATTGGATGAGGAAAGAAGCTGAGATTTCTAAGAAACATATCTTCAATACAAAAGAAGGAAAATCTCCTTATTCCACCATGGCTGTTAACTATGATAACCTTATTGGAGGCGGAACCAAAAACCCTAGGCTTAAAGAAAGAGGTTTAGATTACAGTAAAAAAACAGGAAAAGAATTAATTAACGACCAAAAACAAATTTCAAAATTAAACGAAAAATATAGAAAAAAAAGCAATAAAGATTTTAATAAAGATTAAAAAAAATGTTCAACGAAATATTATTATTAAATGAGTCTGATAACCCCGATCCTTTTAAACAAACAGAAGGGTCTGTAGGGTTGGATCTCTATGCAAAAGAGGAAATTACCGTACGTCCTTTTCAACCTACTTTAATAGGTACCGGGATACGGGTTGTAATTCCTCGTACAATGGAAGGGCAAATTAGAATGAGAAGTTCTTTAGCTTTGAAAGGTTTGTTTATTCCAAATTCTCCTGGCACTATAGATTCTGATTATAGGGGAGAAATAAAAGTTATTATGTCAAGCACTTCTGCTGAGGATATTATTTTATCTAAAGGAGAGCGTGTTGCTCAATTAGTTCCTTGCCAAGTTCCTTTAGCGGAAGTAAGAACTGTTTCCTCTGAAGAGTTTTATAAAAAGGAAAACTCTTCTGAAAGAGGCTCACAGGGATTTGGTTCCACTGGGTTCTATATTTAGGCTATAATAAGCAGTTATGGCATACACTTTTCAGGAATCAATTCAGCGGGGTATCCTATTCTTGATGAAGTCCGATAAGGACTTCTTCCATGAGATTGCCCCTCTAATTAAGCCTTCCTACTTTGAGTCGCCTTTCCATGAGAACCTTTTTAAGGCTATCTCAGAGCACAAGGATGAATATGGTCATCTCCCTTCTGATGATGTTATTCTCGAGGCTGTGAAGACCATAAAGAGCGATGAGGAGCTTATGGTTGACTATAAGGATGAGCTGTCAGAAATCAATGGGTTAGATATTAAGTCTATTTCCAGTAAAGAGTATTATCTTGACCTTGTAGAAGACTTTGCTAAAAAACAGGCTATTCAGGATGCCTTTTTAAGAAGCATAACTTACTTAAAGAAAGGAGAAATTGGTCGTATTGAGCATGAAATGAAAATAGCTCTCTCTGTCTCTAGAAACTTGGATTTAGGGATAGACTACAAGAGAGACTTTTTTGAAAGATGGGGAAGAAATTATGATAATAAAGGAGCTAAGATAGAGACTGGTTTGTACACTCTAGATGGGTGTTTGGACGGTGGGGTAGGAAAGAAGGAATTAGCCCTTGTTGTTGCTCCCCCTGGGGTTGGAAAATCCCTCTTCCTGACTCATTTAGGAACTATGGCTATTTTGCAAGGTCTTAATATTCTTCATGTTACACTAGAAATGAGCGAAGATAAAGTTGCTCAAAGATATGATTCTAATCTTACAGCTATTCCTCAGGATAAATTAAAAGAATCAAAAGAAGATGTTCACGATAGATTGGATGAATTATTTGAAAATATTGAGAAAAAGGCAGGAAAAAGACCCTCTCTTAAGATAAAAGAATTTCCAACAGGGCAGTTAAACGTCCATGGTTTAAGAGCCTACCTCACTCAGCTTAGAAATTTCGAGGAATTTATTCCTGATTTAATTATAGTGGATTATATGGAGCTGATGAGACCTACTACTCCTGGAATGGCTGAGTATCAAGCTCAAGAAAGGATTGCCCAAGAATTGAGAGGGGTGGCATCAGAGTATGATCTGTTATTATGGACGGCAACACAGACAAACAGGGACGGAAGGAGAGTTCCCCTAATCAGTGATACTGAGCTGGCAGATGCCTATGGAAAGACTAGGACCTGTGATTTGGCTTTAAGTATAAATCAGACTTCTGAGGAGTTTGACGAAGGTAAGGCTAGAATATATGTTTTTAAATCAAGAAATTCGAAAACTAAGTTCGTAGTTAACGTCAAAATTGACTATAATTTACTAACGGTAAGGGAAATATGACCGTAAAGAAGCCTACATCTACTATAAAAAAGGATACCAGAGGAACTGGCTCTAGAAAGAAGCCTATGCATCCTATGGTCTTAGATTTAGGGTTCAAGATGTATAAAATATCCCAACCCTCCCTAGATAAGGAACAATTATATGGTTACGTAGATTTTTCTGAAAACGTAATATGTGTGGATCCTTCTCAAGATTCGGTAGATTATAGAGGCACTTTGTTACATGAGATTTTACATGTAGGATTTGATTTTTTTGGGTTAGGCGATGATGATGAAATGCCTACGATAGGAAATGAATTTCTTACACATATTACTTCTAACATGCTGCAAATGTTGTTTACCTTAAACAAAGATTTATTTAAGTTTATATTAACAGAAGAGAAATGAAAAAAGAAAAGATAATGAAAGTTTTGGAAGAGTTAGTTGCTCTTTCCAAGGAGAATGATGCTAAGTTAGAGTCGGAAGAAGCTAGAATTCTTAATTCTATCGTTACTACGACTATGATGGTTGTCTCCAAAGAAATTAATAAACTTTACGAACAAGAGAAAACCGTAAAAGTTACTCAAGAAACTTCGAGTGAATAATGAGACTAGAAGACATATCCTTAAAATCTATACAAAAATTAATTCCTGAGCTTTTAGAAATAAGAGAAGAAAGTTACGAGGATAGGTTACGAGAGCATGCGGCTGTGTATACTCTGTTTTCAGTGCTGTACGCACAGTCTCTTAAAATGCAAACGGAGGCGGAGAACGATCTTGATTCTTTGATGGCTACCAAGACAAAAGAGGCGAAGGATTCTTCTCCTAAAAAACTGACCGTAGCAGATACTACCGCTATAATAGATTCGGATACCGAGATTATCGGAAGCAAACAAAAATTTAA